GAGCACCTTCTTTTTTTCTAGCTACCATATCGTAGGTTACAGGAAGATGACTAGATTCGTCATCTATCTCAACCTCTGCTGTAATCTTAAACTTCATTCGATCATACTCCTGTTGTTAATATCCCTAATCATTGCCCTAAGATACCACTCTGCCTTTTTCAAATCTTCTATACCATTCTTATAGCGCCAACGGTGAAGATATTTTATCACATTGCCTTGACAATAGGAAGAAAACTCTGCACCTAATTGTTGCTGAATATAATCAATACACTCCATACCACCATTGTTGTAGTGTGGAGGGCTGTTAACTGTATCTACTTCCACTTGCTCAGTGTCCCTAGTTGTATTCGCTTCTTCTTTTCTGTCAACCATTTTTTAGGTATCTCCTTATCTGTCCATTTAAATTCATACTTATCACACCAATCACAGTATCTAGTGCTTGATCCTTTGTTAATAACATTGTATGCGTTCTGAAACAGAAAGCGTATATCTAGCTCAGGGTATTGATCTTGTATTAACAAATGCTTTACTCTGTCTCTTGGTCTAAACCATCCTTTCGCCTCAATAATAATACCATTGTTAAGAACAAAGTCAGGCTTATAGAGTCTAAACATTTGTACTGCGTATCTGATAGACATCTTTTCATATCGAATCCTCTGTTTAAGGAGGCGCAACTCTTTGGCTACGCTCTCCTCAAACTTGCTCCTAAATTGTATCTTGGGCATCAGCTAACTTTACATAGTTTATCAAAGGTGGTGTAGCTGACTTAGAAACTTTTGATGGAAGAACCTGAAGATTATCCCAACACTTTTCTCTGTACGAGCAGAAGCTACACTCAATACCTAGCTTCATGTTACCACTAGGCTTGCCATAGTAAGTCTCAGCTACAGGCTCGTAGCATCTCTCAAATGGCTCGTCATTATTTATGTAGTCCACAGTGTCTTGTATCTTCTTCAGTTCTTCTTCAGTATCTACATCATTAGCACTAACGTATTTAAAGTTTCCATTAGCCTTGTTTACAACCCACCATCCACCGACAGGAACACCTTTCGCTTTTGCGTAGCCAACGAGTTGTGACACATACCCAAAGCTGTCTTTGCTCTGTAGCGTTTCAAAGTCTATGAATTTGTTTTCGTATGCCCAAGGGGAGGCTGACTTAACGTCATCAACCTTCCCATTTAACACGAGGTCATAAGTCCCATCAACAGACATATCATTCAGCTTTAATGACACCTTTTCACTATCGCCAAACTCTACTTTGGATGCTCTCAATAGCCCTTTGAAAACAGCCTCAATAATATCGCCCAATATCATGTTGATGAGAAAGTAGGGAGAATCAGAAATCTTTTCACCAGGATGGTTCTTCTCAAACCACAACTGACACTTCTTACGTCCAATGTTAGACATACGAAGTTTAAACTTTTTCTTTTTCTCCCCTGAGAATTGACGACCCAACGCCTCCTCTACATCTTTGGATACGAGGTTAAGAATATCCTTATCCATACTAGCTTTGCCTAGCATGACGTTTTGTAGAAAAGTATGGATCGCCACTTCTGCAGGATGGTTCATAAGCTACTCCTCAATCTCAACAACATTGGAAGCAATAGCATCCTCCTGATCAGATAGTTCATCAGGTCTGCGATGCTCCTCCCACTTGCTAATTGTTATTGAGTTCATAGCCTCAACCCACTCAACAAAGTTATTCAGCACTTCTTGATCATCAGTGGTGATCTCTACTACTTTACCTAGCGTAGGTTTCAACACAGCATAAGTTGCACCACTAGGTATACTCTTTACTTCTGAGCCAAGATGTAACAGGTGCTGAATGGGAAGCCTGTTCTTTCTTTGAATCTGATTAAACATATCCGTCATAGCTTTGAAGCTATCTCTGTTTTTAACTCTCATCAAGAAAGGGAACTCTTTAACATCCACAGGTTTACCATCGGCATCCTTAGCTTTGTCGAGCTTACACAGACCGAATATGATCTTGAACCTATCAACAGATCGCATAAGGTCTTGTGTCTCTTGTGGCAAAGCCTTGAAGTCTTTAACGTATCCTGAGGGTCTACCACAGTTAAACGTGCCGTAGTTATCCTTCAGATCGCCATTCAAAGACGTTGCCATTACAGTTCGCAACATTCTGCCCTCGCCACCATCAGGCTTTTGATAGTGCTTATCGTAGCGCTGAAACTGAAAGCGTTGCATAAAGGGACGTATAGTCACCTTGTCACTGTAATATATTGTATCATCAGGGAAAGTCACAGAGAAAGCTCCTACTTTGACTATAGCTACTTCCATAGTCTCACCTTCTACTTCCTTTGTACCCATCACGTTCTGATGAACTTGTTTGATCTCTGCTAAAGCTGATGTGCTTTTTGCAGGTGCGTTTGAGATCCCCATCAACTCTGCCAAGTCAGCAGGGGATTTACCAATTATGTCTAATGCGTTTTCCATATGTGTTTTTTACTCCTAAGTTATGAAACGAATTTTATCAGACTACATCTTTAACGTCAAGCCAATTATTACCTATTTTTGATTCAAGTAATAACGGAACATTAACATCGATGTCATAGTAAGATTCTACTATATTTTTTAAACTACTATTTACACCATCTATGATAGTTAATACGTCTTCCCTCTCTAAGGGATGAACATCTAACACCACAGAGTCATGCACACTATTTACTAACATACTCTTGTAACCATTTAATCTATGCTCTATCTCCAACAATACAATAGGAACTATGTCTGCTGTTGCAAATCCCTGAACAGGGTAGTTCTTAATCATGGTAAAATGGGTTGGAGTACCACTTGCCCTTCTCTCCACATCAGGGAAAGCATATTGCCTACCTGATGGTATCTTTATTCTGCCAAGGTTGATAGCCTCATCACCTAACTTCTTATGCCACTTGGCTATACCTCTATACTTATCCATAAAGTGTGTGTAATATTCTGCCTCAGCTTTCGTTCTACCGAACCCTGTAGCTCCGTAGAGAGGCGCAAAGGTATGTGCCTTAGCTTCTTGTCTAGACGTAGGTTGCCCTGCCTCAGTGATGATCTTTGCTGTGTAGGAATGAACATCAAATCCGGTTGATACTTCCTCCATTGCCACTTTATCCTGAGATAATAATGCTGCAACTCTAAATTCTAACTGTGCAAAGTCTGCCTCAAGTATCTTTCCTTCATCCCAACGTGAGACAAACACTTTCTTAACAGGGAATGTACCACCTCTAGGCATATTCTGCATATTAGGATTGCGTCCACTGAAACGTCCTGTGGCTGTAACATGCTGTGTAAGACTAACGTGAAGCATACCATCGTCTTTTGTGTAGTGTTCTATGCCATCAACAAAAGCTGAAAGATAACTTGACACAGCACTTTGTCTTTTTAGGTCTGTCAAAAATGCTTCTGCATCTGTCATGCCCTTTGCCTTAGCTATATTGATAAGCTGTTCCAGGTTTCCCTTGCTTGTGGAGAACCCATTAGCACTGAGCCACGCTTTTGATGGAGGAAAGAACCCTAGTCCTGCCATTTGTTTTAACTTGGTGAGCTTATACCCTCGTGTGTCACAGGCTGTGCATCGATTTGGTTTGGCAAAACGTGTTCCATCCTTCTTAGTTTTAAACACCTTGCCCCTTCCGTTGCAAGCTTGACACACACTAGCCTTTGTTTTAACCATCATGGCACTATTGTCCTTGACAGCCTGTTTAAACTCCTCCTTTTCTTCCACAGTATCAAAGGCAATCGCCCATTTCTTCTTGTCATACAGTATCCTAGAGTAAATTACCTGACTAACTTGCTCAGGAGAGTTAAGATTTATAGGTGTGTCCCCCATTAAGCTCTTGACTTTTGCGTTTAACCTATTTTCTATCTGCAATAGCTCGTCCTCAAACTGTTTTCGCACCTCTTTTAGCGCAGTTTTGTCTATACTAAAGCCATTCATGTACATTTTTGTCAAAGTTTTGCACACTTTGTTAGTGGTATCTCTTACGTCTACCAAAGATTCCGACTCAGGCTTGCTGTATTCATCTAGTAAGCGCCAATATAAAGACCTAG